ATTATATTGATAGATTAAAAAATATATTTAAAAAATAATTTATTATGACAACTGTATTTAAACCAAAACGCTCAGAAGTAGCAGCTTCAGTACCTACAACAGGCCAATTAGAAGTTGGTGAAATAGCACTCAATATAACTGACGGTAAATTTTACACTAAAACTTCTAGTAACATAGTAAAAGAAGTTGGAGGTGCCGGTGCAGTTACACTTCAAGGTGTTACCAATGTTGGTGCTACAACTACAAATGATATTATTTTAAACGGTTCTAATTTAGTGTTTGAAGGTGCTCTTGAAAACGCTTTTGAAACAAGTTTAACAGTTGTTGAACCTACAGGTGATAGAACAATAACTTTACCAAATCAAAGCGGAACAGTGGCAATGGTTGATGATGCATTAGCATTGTCAATTGTTTTCGGAGGATAATTTAAAAAATGGCAAGTACATTTAAAAATGCAGGTATGGCAGTTATCACTTCTGATAATTCAAGTGCTGATTTATATACTTGTCCAGGTGCTACAACGGCCGTTATTCACGCATTGTATATCTCAAATAAGAGTTCTACAAATGTGGCCAATGTTGATGTAAAAGTTACTACAGATGGTGGTACAACTTTTTATCATATAGGAAAATCTTTACAAATTCCTGTAGAAAATACTTTAGTACTGGATAAACCAATAAATTTAGAAGCTAACGATAAAATTAGATTGGTAGCAGCTGTCAATGATGATTCATCTTCACCTGATGTTGAAGCTTATGCTAGTGTATTGGAGATTACTTAATGGCTAAATTAGGATTTGTAGTACCAGAAACTTCAATACAAACAACGGAAACGTTTCACGCTTTAAGACGTACTAGTGAGGGTATGTTGTATTATACAAAAATTAATAAAGATGAAAATGTTTCAATAGATTTTGACGCAGGTAATCCTACAGATAAAAACGGTAACAGACAATTACCAACAAACGAAAATTACGTAGAAGATACAATTAAACTTCAAGCTGGTGCAACAGAAATTTATACAGGTGATGGTGCAACAACAACAGTCACTTTAACAAATCCTGTATTAGATGGTTCAAGATTAGCAGTATTCATAGATGGAAACTATCAAGAGTTAGATGCAACTTTTAGTTATGCCAGACCTGTAGTGACTTTTAAAGTAGCTCCTAAAAGTGGTGCTCAGATTGCCATTGGTAAAATAGACAAAACATTACAAGCAAATCCATCAGATTTTTATTATCAATATGTCTTTGAAGATGGTGAAGCTACATATTTTATAGACAGTAATGGTTATTTTGTAAAAAGAGAGAATTTTGTAAAATCTTTAACAAGTATAGCAAGTGATGATTTTAGTACTTTTGAGAGTACACAAGCAGTAAATTCAACAAGTTGGAGAAGCTAAAGTTAAAATGATTATAAATAGTAGAATAAAATAAGGTTCATCAATGGCAGATTTTAAACTAGGTAGAATTAAATTTAAATGGAGAGGTGACTGGTCAACCTCTACAGGTTTTCTTATTGATGACGTAGTAAAATACGGTGGTAATACTTACGTCTGTATTGTTAACCATACTTCTCAATCTACAAGTCCAGGATTTTATACAGATTTATCTGCTGTTAAATGGTCATTACAAGCTGAATCTCTTTTCTTTAAAGGCACATATGCGGCCTCTACACATTACAAATTAAATGACGTTGTAAAATACGGAGCTAGACAATTTCGTTGTACAACTCAACACACATCAGCTGCGACTGTAGGTGGTGTAGCAATATTAAACGCATCTAATTTTGAATTATATATTGATGCCACAGATTATAAAGGCGCATATGCTATAAGCACTTATTATAAAGTTAATGATGTAGTTAAATACGGTGGCAGTTTATATATTTGTACAACTGCTCATACATCTTCAGCAAGTGCTTCATCTTTTGATGAAACAAAATTTTCTGCTTACACAGAAGGATTACAATTTGAAGATTCTTGGAGTTCAGCCACAGCTTATGAAAAAGGTGATGTAGTAACTTATGGTGGATATGCCTACGTAGCCGCTCAAGAAGTTGCATTAGGACAGGCAGCGCCAATAGCATCAGGTGCAAACTGGGATTTAGTTGTTCCAGGATTTAGAGCAACAGGTGATTATACAAGTATTGCTACATATAAAACAGGAGATACAATAAATTTTGGAGGTTGGGCATATGTTTGTATAGAAGATACTTCAGCTGCACAATCTCCAGCAACAACTCCTGCAAAATGGACAGTTATAAACGAAGGTTTTAATTTTAGAGGAGAATATGCAACATTTACTTCGTATTTTAAAGGTGATGTTGTAACACGAGCTTCAAGTTCTTATGTTGCTCTTGAACATAGTATTTCAAATGTAACACCTGGTACAGACGCTACAAAATGGAGTTTATTAGCTGAAGGAGATCAAAGTGCTGTTTTAACAACAAGAGGAGATTTACAATATAGAGATGCTTCATCTGCTGCTCGTTTACCAATAGGAGTTGCAGGTTCACAATTAACTTCAAACGGTTTGGAACCTGTTTGGAAAAATCCTACAAATAGAAATATTTTATATGTTGCTAATGATGGAGACAATTCAAATCCTGGAACAGAATTATTACCTTTTAAAACAATTGCATACGGTTTAACTCAAACAGGTAGAGGTGATGTAACAGATATAGATACAATAACAGGTGGTATAGGAGGTTTTGGAGGAACTTTTGATGTAACAGGTTCAGGAGGATCAGGAACAGGATTTACAGCAAGAATAACTACTGATGGTTCATCAACACCTATTATAGATATTACAAATGGTGGAAAAAATTATACAGCAGGCAATACAATAACAATTAGTTCGGCACAATTAGGAGGAACACCTGTAACAAATATTACTTTTAATGTTAAGTCGGTAAATGCTGGAGATGTATTATACGTAAGAAATGGAAGTTATAGAGAACAAACACCTTTACGTATTCCTCCTTTTGTTACAGTTAGAGGTGATAGTTTAAGATCAACAGAAATTAGGCCAGCTACAGGTTCATCATCTACTATTGCTACTGTTACAAGAACATCAGGAGGAGTAACAAGTAAAATTGCTGGCACTTATACATATGTAAGTCAAACTAGCACTAGCGGTTCTGGTAGCGGTATGAGAATACACGTTGTGCAAGATGGTTCTTCAAATCCTGTTATAAGTGTAATGCACGGAGGTTATAATTATGCTGTTAGTGATACAATAACATTTTCTGGAATTAATGTAGGATCTAGCGATAATTTAGTTTTAACAGTAACAGCTTTAGAAAATAATAATGCTGGTTATGTTTTCTTATGTGCTAATGGAGCTAACGTTGAATATTTTGCATTTAGAGGATTTACAGGCCTTCAAACACATAGTGCTGCTACTTACACAGGCGGCCACGGTGCTGTTATAGTATCTTTAGATCCTGAAGAATTAATTACAAACACATCGCCATATATACAAAACTGTACTTCATTTAATGACAATGCAGTAGGTATTAAAATTGATGGATTATTACACGCATCTGCTACAAGTAATAGATCAATTCTTGCAAACGACTTTACACAAATTAACTCAGACGGTATCGGAGTTTGGGCAGCAAACGGAGGCCGAGGTGAAATGGTTTCCGTATTTACATATTATTGTGCAAAATCTTTCTACACTTCAGGCGGTGGATTCTTACGAGGATTAAACTGTTCTTCTGCTTATGGAGAATTAGGTATTGTTGCAGAAGGCCAATTAGCTGCAGAAGTACCTGTTTCAATGAAATCAAGAGGCCGTACAATTAATTATAATCCATTAACTGTAAGTGGTGCAGGTGCTTCAGAATTTGCAATAGGCCAAACTATGGTTGGTGCCACTTCAGGTGCTACAGGTACAATTTTTAGAATTAACGCTCAAGTAAATAAATTACATTTAGATCCTGCAACAGGATTTTTCCAACAAGGTGAATCGGTTACTGTTACAAGATTAAGTGCTGGTACATTTACATTTAATATACCTAACACGGCTGCCGGTATCAGTGGTAACGGTGCTAAACAATCAGGTTTCTTTATAGAAGTAGAATCAACTGACGGAACTTTAGCTGTAAGTAATCCTGTTAAATTAGGAGATAACGTTAAAATTGGATCAAATAACAATTATTTTATTGTTTCAGGTTTTACAAATCAAGACACAATTGCTCAAACAGCAACAGTTCGTTTAGTTTCCGAAGTTTCAACTTTAGACGCTTATCCAGACCAAACTACAATTTTGTTTACACGTAAGTATTCTAACTGTAGATTTACAGGTCACGATTTCTTAGATATTGGTACAGGAGGTTTTACAGATACAAATTATCCGAATGAACCAACACAACCGGCCGATCAAGCAGATGAAGTAGAATTTAATACAGGCGGTAGAGTTTACTGGACATCTTCAGACCAAGGCGGAGATTTTAGAGTTGGAGATTTATTCCGTATTCAACAGGCAACAGGTATTGCAACTTTAAATGCTGACGCTTTTGACCTTTCAGGATTAACTGAATTACAATTAGGTTCTATTGGTGCTCAGTTAGGTGCTACAATCAATGAGTTTTCAACTGATGAATCAATGTCAGGTAATTCAAACAATGCTGTGCCTACAGAAAATGCTGTTGTTGGTTATATACAAAGAGATAATATGGGAACAGGAATATTTGTTCCGCCTACTGGTACAACTGCTGAAAGACCACTTGGAGGATTTGGATTATATACAGGTGGTATAAGATTTAACACTTCTTTAGTTACTTGGGAAGGTTATAATGGTACACAATGGACAGGTTTAGGTGGCGGTAATCCTTGGTCTACAATTACGGCCGATGGTTCTACTACATTTACAGCAGGTTCTAATGATAGATTATTTGTAAATACTTCTGTTGCTGCTTGTACAATCAATTTACCAGCTGCTCCACAAACAGGAGATCAAGTAAGATTTTTAGATTTAGCATCTACGTTTGATACAAACAATTTAACTATAGGTAGAAACAGTTTAAAAATAATGGGATTAACAGAAAATTTAATAATATCACAAGAAGATGCTTCTATAGGTTTAGTATATACAGGCGTAACTTATGGTTGGAAATTAATAGAAAACTAATATAAATAGTATTATGTCAGATTTAAGCGATTTTAAAAATAAAAACACCAAGTTTACTGGTACAACAGGCCAAAGAATTTCCACTGGTTCAACTGGCCAACGTGTAAATGAAACGGCAAGATTAAGATTTAATACTACTTCAAGTTTAATGGAGTATTACACTGGTACAGAATGGAAATCAGTTGATGCGCCGCCAACAATTACAACTTTTAACGTGGACGGAGGTTCACAAACAACCTCTACATTTGTAGACAGAACATTATCAGGAAATGCTACATTTGTCATTATAGGTTCTTTATTTTCTGCAGGTGCAACTGTTTCTTTTATAGGAACAAGTGCAACAATTACAGCTAGCAGTGTTACCGTAAATAGTGGTAATCAACTTACCGCTTTAATTGCACATAGTTCTTTTTTAGGCGCACAAGAACCATATAGCATACGTGTTACAAACCTTTCAGGATTGTTTGCTACTTTAGAATCTTGTTTATCTGTTGATGCTCAACCTGTTTTTAATACAGCATCAGGCACATTAGGAACTATAGCTGACAGTGCTCGTTCTTCATACACAATTTCTTCAGCTGCTGCAACAGATCCAGATGGCGATACAATTACATATTCAATTACATCAGGTGCTTTACCAACAGGCCTTTCTATAAGTTCATCAACAGGTGCAATTACAGGTACAGCTTCTGCCGTTGGTTCAAACACAACATCAACATTTACAGTTTCAGCTGCAACAACAACTCAAACAGCTACAAGATCATTTAGTATTACAGTGAATGCTCCGATTATAACAACATTTACAAGTACAGGAGCATTTACATTTAGTGTGCCTGCTGGTGTTACATCAGTTAGACTTATGGCAATTGGCGGAGGCGGAGGCGGAGGAAATACAATTGGTGGAGGAGGTGGTGCTGGAGGTATGTTAGAAGCTTCTGCATTTCCTGTAACGCCAGGAGGTTCAGTATCAGGAAACGTAGGAACTGGAGGCCCAGGTGCTACTAATAGAAGTACAAAAGGAACTTCTGGAGGTAACACAACATTTGGACCAGCTACAGCTGTAGGCGGAGGTGGTGCAGGTTCTTGGGATAATAATGATGGAATTCCTGGAGGTAGTGGAGGCGGAGGAGCTAGAAATAGTGGTGGAGGTTCAAGCACACAATCCCCTTCAGGCGGCGCAACAGGATTTGGACACTCTGGAGGAACAGGAAATCATCCTGGCCCCGTTGCATATCCGGGAGGAGGCGGAGGAGCAGGTAGCGCCGGTGTAGGAGGAAGTTCTGCACAAGGTGGAAGCTCAAGAGCAAATGATATTACAGGTTCATCAGTAGCGTATGCTGGTGGAGGCGGAGGAGGAACTCACAACGTTCCTGGAGGAGCAGGTGGAGGCGGAGGAGCTGGTAATGGAACGTCTGACGGAAATACAGGTGGAAATGGTACTGCTAATAGAGGATCAGGCGCTGGAGGTGGAGGACATCCGAATGATGGTAATGGTGGCCAAGGTGGCTCAGGAATTGTTGTAGTAAGAATTTAATAAATTATTTTTTATTTAACAACGCAATTTCTATTATTTTTTCACATATAGAATTTAATTTTCTTACATCATCACATACAGATATTATTGGATATTCAATATTTTTTCCATTTTTTAATTCTGTTATAGTTCCTTGACGGTTTATTGGAACATTAACCTTTTTGCAATATTGATA